AAGAGGGGGCTTGCGCCCCCTCTCGGCTTCGCCGATTCACCCCCGCGACAGCTACGCCGCCGCTCGACCAGTGCCAGAGAGCCGCGAGCCGAAGTCCCACCAGGCGAGGCCAAGGGCGGCGTCGCCGAGGACGCACCAGAGGCCGGCAATGCCGCCGTTCCCCAAGTGGCCAAGGCCCAGCCACTCCCTCTCGCCTGTGGTCGTAGCCTTGTTGGTGTACGTGCCGTCGCACATGCCCGTGCTCTGGGATGCACCCGCGCCAGTGCCGAAGAGCAGCCCACCGGCGCTGTCAGGATGCGTCGGGTACTTCCAGCTATCGTTTTCGTCGGCGGGCAAGTACTTGCCCGTGCGCGTGTAATCGCTCGTGACGGTCGTGGCCTCGTTCTTGGAGTCCCAGCAGATGCAGATCTCCCAGCCGTCACCCGTATTGGACAGCGCCACGTCCCCCAAGACCTCGTAGAAGCCGCCCATGAGCTCGATTCCCTGCAGCTGGAAGGGCTCCTTTCCAGATGTGCGGCCAGCGGCCGTGGGTGTGCCATCTCCTTCCACGCCGTCCGTGGAGCCAGAATGCCAAGGGGCGGTCTTGAGGTAGTGAGTGGTAGCCGTCGTGATGGTCGCGGCAAGGTCTAGGTAGACGGCGCTGTTGCTGGCGTCATAGGCCTCCACCTTGGTGATGGTCGCGCTGTCCACCACGTCGTGCGCCGTGGCATTGTTGCGGTCAGTGTTCGCGGTGCCGACCATGACGGTCGAGCCGACCACGAGGTTCGCGGCGTTCGCGCTGGAGAGGATGACGCGCGTGACGCCAGTCTCGGCCACCGTGACGGGATAGCTCAGGTCGTATGTGGTGCAGCCCGCGAAGACCGACTGGCTGTGCTTGGTGGCGTACTTGAGCAGCATCATGACCTTGGGATACCAGTCGTCGAAGACGCTCTTTCCGCTGTAGCCCGTCGTGGCGTTCTTGCACTGGCTGATGAGGCTGTTGTGGCTGACGTTGTAGGTCCAGGGCTTGGCGCCGCTGATGCTCGCCGCCTCGCCGTCATGGTTGGAGAGCCAGTAGCGCGCCGTCAGCATGAAGGGTCGCAGCGTGCCGTCAGGCAGCTTCGCACACGGACAGGGCTGCATGCCTGGCAGCTTCGTGTCGCTCACGAAAAGCTCGCCGACGATGAAGTTCCAGTACAGCGTGGGCGTGAGCACCCACACGCTGCCGTTCGAGCCGTCAAGCGCAAAGCGGCCGTCGCCCTCGATGGCGGTCACGTGCGGCGCACCGTCGGCGTCGATCGTCGCGTTGACCCTCAGCGTGCGGAAGGACCCGCGCCCCACGTAGGGGTCGACGGCGGGCACTCCCGTGTATCCGGGCGTGGGGCTCGCGATGCCGGCGTTGGCGCCGACCTTCGTGCAGGCGGTCGCGCTGCCCTCGGGGATGGTCACGCCGTAGGCCAGGCTGTCGTTGCCCTTCGCAAGCATGGTGGCGATGCTCTCGCTGGTGTACTCGCCAGCCAACTCGTCCCACTGCAGCACCGCCTGCCCGGCCATGATCTCGATGGACCGCGCGATGCGTTGGCCAGTCTCTTCGCTGAACTCGTGGTTTCTGTAGGTCGCCATTAGTCCTCCTCAATCTCCATCACGTGCGTGAGGTACTCGGTATCGCCGACGGTCTCGTATGTGTAGTAGGAGCGCGCATGGATGGCTCCTTCGCTCGTTCGCAGGCCGTCTCCCACACCGACATCCACTGTCTTGTCGGTGACCGTCAGCTCGGTTCCACCCAGCTTCACGTGCTCGATGTCGTTGGCCTGAGCGCCAGCCTCGATGCCGTCCAGCTTTGTCTTGTCGGATGCGCTCATGAGGCCGTGGGTCGTGGTGGTCGCGTCTCCGATGAGCGTGGTGGCCTGCTGGGCGATTTCCGTCTTGTCGGCTGCGGTGAGCACGTAATCATCGCCCTGCTCGCCGCGCTCGCCCTGCTCACCCTTCGGACCACGTTCGCCTTGAGGTCCGGTCTCGCCAGTGTCGCCTTTGGGGCCAGTGTCACCTTTGGGGCCTTGGATGCCCTGCGGCCCCTGCTCGCCCTGCTCGCCAGTCTCGCCCTTGAGGCCTGAGAATGCAAGCGCGATGGTGCGCTGGTTCGGCGTGCCGCCCGTCTCCACGGTGACGGCGGGCGTTCCTGTGGCCTGGTCGATGGTCGCTGTCACGTCGGTGATCGCAGCATCCTTGATGGTCGCATGGGTGCTGCCGCTCTTGTCGATGACCTCAAGCTCCACGCCATCATCCGTCCCCGTGCGCGTGACGGTGACGTTGGGCACAGAGACGATGGTCTCGGTGGTGCCAAGCTCGATGGGCGCGCCATCGTCGACAATCAGCTCCACCTCGCTGTACAGCCCGTTAGTCGGCATAGCTGACCTCCATTTCGAGCAAGTTCTGATCGACGGTGAAGTGCCCGATGTTCGTGGCCCCGCGCATGCCGTCGCTGTCCATCCAGTTGACCTGGACGTTCGCGCGGCCCGTGGCGAAGCGCGCGGTCTGCAGCTGCGTGAGCGGCACCTCGATGGTCGTGTCGGTGCCGTCGCTCTCGACCGTGAGCGCGTCCGCTCGGATGGTGCAGACGTTGTTCGCGGGCGTCACGGCTCCTTGCTGCAGACCCTGGCTGTACGTCACCCAGACGTTGCAGCCGGTGAGGTCTACGCCCTTGCACGTGAGCACCTGCGTTGGCGTTGTGTAGCGTCGCATGTGGCCTCCTATTCGCATTGTGTTTTCCTAGGATTGTGGGAGAGGGTCTGGGTACAGGTCAGGCGGGTGGCGGTCGGTGATGTAGAAGCGAAGGTTGCTTTGGTTCTTTTCGAAGTTTCTATACGTCAGCGAGTCGTATCCGAATGATATTGACGGGAGATACCTATCCGCGGTATAAGTAAGTCTTGAGTCTGTACCACTTCTCGCGTACATACTAAGATAAATAGGTGTCAGCATATTGATATGTGCTTCACCATAACTTGTCTTGGGAACTCCAAAGATGCATTGGTTTAGACCCATGTTCTCTGGTTGGAACGTAAGCTCATCGCTGTCTCTTGAGAAGGTAATTACCGAATCAAGAATGTGCTCGCCAGCATTCAGTGAGAATTCGTAGCTACCCTCTAGCGAATTGTACGCCGCATTGTTGGCGAACCTATCGTGTACGCATTCGTCGTTGACGTAGGCGCTTTCCAATATGGGGCCGAGAACGAAGTCGTATCTGGCATTAATCCTCGCGTAGTTGACGCGCGCGTACCCATCTGACGGGTCACCGAAAGACACGACCCTGCGATGAGTAAAGTTTACCTGCTGTCTGCTCCCCATTTGTTCATATGCGTCAGACAGCCATGCCTTTCCCGTGACGGAAAGAGCGAACGAATATCTCAGGGTGACGTCAATATACCGAATCGTGCTGTCGGGTGTCGGACCGTAACCCCACGACTGCGTGAACGCAAGCATGGGGTTGTCGTTGTTGTACCAGCCATCATTGGTGAACGTCCTGACACACGAACCCTTGCAGGCGAACGTTCCCTCAAGCATGTTGTCCTCCGGATACACCTTCACGGGCGTGCCCGAGTCGTTCGGGCGAATCCAGACCTCTTTGACCTGCCGACCGTCCTTGAGGTAGATGGGGTCGGCGAGCGTGCGGTAGGTCTTGCCGCCGATGTCAATCGCAGGCATGGCGCCCCCTTAGCTCGATGATGTTGTCGTGATGTAGTTGACCGTCCCGCCGCGCACGCGCGTGCCGTCAATCTCGGCCTTCCACTCGCCCGCGCGCACGGAGTCACGCGACGCATAGCCCTGGGTCTTGTAGGTCTGGTTGGTGCGCTGCGTGACGCGCTCGAAGTGCTGCAAGTCCTTGGCCTGCCTGATGAGCGCGTTTCTAGCGGCGTAGTTGATGTTGGAGTCCGTGTTATTGGTAATCACGACGGTGCCCTCGGTGGCTCCCGTGCCTACCACCTTGCGCACCACGCGCGTGACGCGACCACGCACCCTCAGCTTTGGCGTGAAGGCGGTGTCCACCACGTCCACGATGTCCCCTGCCTTGACCTCGAGCCACGGCGCGTCTTGCGAGAGCGTCAGCTCAGCGATTGACGCGGTGTAGGTCACAAGCGGCGTGGTCAGCGGCTTCAGGTACGCCTGCGCGTCAGCTAGGAGCTGTGCTGCGAACTCCTGGTCATCGTCGGTGTAGAAGCAGTAGACCTCACCGAAGCGCTGGTAGCCGTCTGGGTCGACGTAGTAGATTTTGCCGTCGTTGACCGCCGAAAAGTCAAGGCGGGGCCCGTACCCGTCCTCGTGCAGCTTCTCGAGCGCGGCGCGGTCCTCTTCCGAGATGTCGTCAGGTATGTCGCGCACCTTGCCGTAGCCGACCACGGCCGTCTTCACGCTGCGCGTGTCGACCACGCGCGTGACGCTCGGGATATTGCGCCCGAACTCGAAGCGTCGAATCACGCTCTGCCTGCCGCCCTGCGTGGTGACGCCGACCCATCGCTGGGCGATCTCGCCTTCGCCGACGGTCAGCCACGTGTATATCTCGCACTCGAACGCCTCGCAAATTTGCTGGATGGCCTCGCGCACGGATGTGTGGAAGAAGCGCAGCGTGCGGCGCTTGGCCTTCACTTCATCTGACGCCATCGAGTCCCCGCCGTACTGGAACCAGGTGTTTCCCTCGCCGCCGACGCCACAGCCCAGGAACAGGTCGGAGAACGTCTCGCTAACGCTCTTGTTCTCGGAGTACACGTCTATGACGGGAACGTCGTAGAGCATGTTGATCGAGTTGATGCAGGTGGCCTCGCACACGGGATTGCTCCCCGAGTCGTGCGTCTCGCGCACCGAGTCAACCATGTGCTCGTGCCACGCGCCAGCCACGTCCTGCCAGAGTATCATGTCGTACTTGTCCAGCCGACCGTAGCACCGCACGGAAAGCGTGTCGGCGCCGTTGGTCTGATCGTCATGCGTCGCGTCAATGGCTTGCACGACGCCCAGCGTGTGGCCCCACGGGTCGTTGCGCCGAAGCACTGCGTTGGTCCCCATCACTGCCACCTCTCGTAGTACTCGATGGTCGTGCTGCTAGTCGCGGTGAGGGCGTTCTCGCCTGGCACGAGCGCCCAGTAGTCAGACGTGAGCGTGATGGCCGTCTCTGTCGAGCCCACGGTCGTGCGCATCTGGCGCGGGTAGAAGGTCACGTCGCCTGACAGCTCGCCGTCGCTCGAGTAGGGCTGCAGCCGCTTTCCGTTGCAGACCACGACGGCGCTTGTCCCTCCCGACGTGATGATGCGCTCCGGGTAGCTGCGGTACGTGCCGCCGACGGTCAGCGTATTGACGGTGGTGCCTGGGCTTATGGAAGCTTGGCGAAGCTCTCCGTAGGCAATCGGGTCGCTCATGCGGAAGGTGAGCGACACAGGGGGCCTCTGCGCCTCGCGGCCTATCTCCTTGCGCACGCACGTCGCGTACCACCACCTGCCGGGACGGTCCGGAAGTACCAGCCTGCGCTCGCGCCACTGCTCGCCGTCGATGGGCGAGAGCGCCATCGCAAGCGCGTCTGTCAGCTCCGGCACGTCCGCGACATCCCACACCGGGAGGTTGCCCGTCACGGTAACCTCCATCGGCTGGTACTGAGCGCTCACGTAGGTCTCGCCTGCCTGGCTGGGCATGGAGACGCCGTCAACCTCCACGGGCGCGCTGATGGGCCGCTGGATGCGCGGATGCGGGATGAAGTCGTACAGGTCCACGCCGCCGAACGTGAACGGGCTGTCGTAGATGCCCACAAGCCCTCCTAACGGTAAAAAAGAAGCCCGATGGGCAACAGGTCCCCATCGGGCTTCATCGTGTCTTACAGCGGCTCTCCGAAGCCCTGCGTCTTGAGCGACAGCGTTGTCAGGGAGCCGATTTGGTGCGCCAGGTCGTAGATGTCCTGGTCGCGGTTGTTCTCGACCTTATCTATGAACACTTTCACCTCAGGCACCGACCCCACAGTTTGCATCGAGCGCGCGAGGGCTCGCGCGAGAGGGGCGATGCCCCACTCGGTGTTCGGAATCACCGTCTCAGCATAGCCAGCCTCGCCGATGAGCGCCGTGGTCGGGCTCGTGACGGTGCCGCCCAGTGCAAACGGGCGCGTGCTCGGCACCGAGCTGTTGTTCGTGAACTGACCCGTGAGCGCGTCTCCCGCACCACTGATGGCCTTGCCCAAATCTTCAAACCACCCGAGCAGGTCGCTGATGCGGTCGATTACCCAGTCGAAGATGCTGATGAGGCCGTCGAGCGCCCAGCTGACAGCGTCGATGGCCCCCTCGATGACCGGGAGCACAATCTCCCCCAGCTTCTCAAGGACGGGCATCAGCTTGTCAAGTAGGGGCTTGAGATTGTCCCACACCTTACCGCCAATGCGCTCAACCGCGTCGAAAACCTTGGACGCCGCGCCGCCCGTGACCTCGTCAAGCGCTGGGAGCACCTCGGATTTCAGCACATCTTTGGCCTGTGCGATGAGCTGCGGAAGCTGCTTTAGCACCTCGCCGCCGATTTCAATGACGCGCGGAACGATGTTGCGCGCCGCCGCAGCGACTGACTCCACGAGCTCTTGCGTCCTGGTTTCCATGTCGGCATCGTCTTTGCCAAGCTCGGTAATCCAGTTCTCCCACGCTGCCTTCGCGGAACCGATGGAACCCTCGATGGTCGCTGCCGCCTCCCTGCTCGTGGTTCCCGCAATTCCCATGGACTCCTGGATAACCGAGATGGCGTTCACGACGTTGTCGAAGCTGAGGTCGCCGTCGTAGATCGTGACACCCAGCTTTTCCTGGACGTCAACCAGGTCCATGGCGTCGTTGATGAGGCGCTCCATCTCTTTCTTAGTGCCGCCATACAATGTGTTCAGCGTGGGTCGCTAATCCACGCCCGCCCTCGTGGGGCTGCTGCATGTCGCCATGCAGTTCAGACTATCTCATCGCAACGGTTTCCCGTTGGCCCTGCACTTCGGGCCGCTTGGCCCTACTCTACTCGGTTCGCCCCTGCGGGCGCCTTTCGATAGTCGTTACACGTTCTTGTGCTCTGTTAGCACAAGCTTCGCACGGTATTGTCTACGCTGCTAGGCGCAGAGTTTCACCGTTTTCACAGGGTTTATACTCGGCAATGGCGTGTCTACCGAGTTTCAGGTTGTCTAACCAGTAACACCCCCGCTTTCGCGGTACTTTAACGCTGCCCTAAGCAGCGGGTTTAGACTATATCTTTGGCCAGCTCAAACATCCAACCGCGCTTGCTTTGTGCTGGTCAGAGGGCACTTCCAACGCCGTACCAATAGGCGTTGTACTCGGTGACGAACCGATAGTCGTTTGACCTTCCCCCGTTGGGGCTTGGCACGGGATAACCATGCGCTCTCGCGTTTAGGCTTCCCCCGTTAGCAGCGAAATCTGAGCGGCCATTTCCTGCCGCGCTTTCTCGCCACACCGCTGGTAGCGTTCACCCTCGCTCACTGCACGGTTACCCTATGCAGCGGACATTAGTTCTATCGTGTAGTTGCCCTTGGCGAAGCCCTGGTAGGCGTTCTGGATGGATTCTATCTGCGTGCCCATTTTGTTCGCGTTGTCGGACATGTCCACGATGGCGCGGTCGGCCACTTTCGCCGCCGCCTCCGTGTCACCGCCAAGAGAGCTGATGAGCGACGCGCTGAAGCTTGTGACCGTCTCCATGTAGTCGTTGGCGCTCATGCCAGCCGTCTGGAACGCGTTCTGCGCGTTCTGCATCACAATGTCGGAGCTTGACTTGAAGAGCGTCTCAACGCCGCCCTCGAGCTGCTCGAAGCTTGCGAAGGCGTCGAATGCCTGCTTTCCAATGTTGACAGCCAATCCGGCGAACGCTGCTCCTGCGGCTGCGGCGCCAGCGGCTGCGGCGGTGCCGATGCCGCCGAGAACGTCAATCACTCCACCAACGGCGCCCTTGACGCCTTCGAGACCTGGCGAGAGGTTGTCGAAGACGCCATCGAGGTTGAGGCCCTTGGCCGCGCCCTTGATTCCCTCGGCAAGGTTTGTGCCAATCTTCGAGCCGATGCCCTTGCCCGCGCCGCCGAGGTTGGCTCCGTCGATTTGTTGGGAGATGCTCTTCTCTAGGTTGTCGAACTTCGGAATGAGTTTCACGTTGGCGCGTGCGATTGTCTGTGCGTCTGCCATTAGATCACCTCCCCGTGGTCCTCGAACATGGCCATGACGCGCTCGTACTCGTCCTCAGGGAGCGCGAAGTTCTCGACCTCGCTCACGTCGCGCATGCTTGGCGGCACGATGAGCGGAGGGCTTTCGCTCGCACGGGCGTATATGAACGCCGCGAGGATGTTGTACGTGCGGGCGAGTATCGCCGTGTCGATGGTCCATGCCTGCTCTTCGCGCTGCGCGTCCGTCATGCACGCACGCATGCTCCTGGATTCCCTGGGGAGCTGAGCGGCCAGTCGAGCCGCATGGGCTGGTGAGTACGCGACGCCCATGCGCTCTAGGTCTAGGCCGTAGTACTGCTGGAAGTCTGCCTCTAGCTCGTCGCGGCGCTCGCACCAAAGCTCAAGGAAGACCTCTAGTTTTTTGAGGTCACACCAAACGCGGCATCTGCCGCCTCGGCGATGTCCTCGAGGGAGACGAAACCGCGCCGCTCCTTTGAGATGTCGCAAATGCGCTGGTACCCGTCCTCGCCGTAGAAGGCGAGGCAGATGGCCTTGATGGCTGGCGCGCTCTTGTAGCCGTGCTCTTCGGCGGCATCGAAGATGCGCATGTCGAGCCCGCCGTCAGCGAACGCCTGGAACGTCTCGCCGAACAGCTCAACATCCACGGTCTTGCGATTAGCCATTGTTGGACCCTCCCGTGACCGTGGCATAGTGCGTGATGCACGTCGCTGCCGTGGTCTCGTCGTACAAGCCAGAGATGGTGATGGGCGTCCCCAAGATGGAACCTGGCTGCTCCTGGATGCTGTCCACGCCCGTGACCTTACCGCGCGGGAAGACGGCACGCTTGCGCAAGGTCTTGTTGATGAGCGTGTCCCAGACGTACACGTATTCCTCGTGCTCAAAGTTGCCATCCTTGACGGAGAACGCAGCATCCGTTCCGGTGACTGCCTCATCTCCAAAGGCCACCTGATTTGCGACCTTCGTGTTGTCCAGGAGCGTCATGCTCTTGGAAATCTTTCGGTCGGTGGTGTCAGAGTATACGAGATCGCCCGCCCAGTCGGTCTCCTCGAGCACCGTATTGTCTCGAGTTGTGGTCACGCCGTCGCGCGAGATGCGGGAGACCTTGACGAACGCGTTATCGAGCGTGTCCGTCGCGCTGGTCGGGAGTGTCGTGCCGATGGGGGCGCGCCAGAAGTAGCCGCCAATCTGACTGTTACCCTTACCGACGCCGATAGTGTCAGGCATTGGATACCTCCAAACATTGTTGTCATTCGGTGACCGTGGCCACCGTGTAAGCGAGCTGGTAGCGCCCGCGCTTGTCGCCGTTCATGGGCGGGAAGTTGATCATTTCGTTCGTGTACACGCGCATGACCTCTGGCACGTCCTCGAAGCCCAGCATCACGCCGTCGGCCTCGATGGCGAGCCTGAGGGCGTCTGCCCTTGACGGTGCCCACGCCTGAACGACGATAGCCGCCTGGTCGATGGTCATGTCCTCCGTGACCCTGCCGCCCGTGCGCTCCACGGTGAGGAAGCTGGTCGGCGCAGGCTGGGTCGTATCGTCCGGAACGTCTCCGTAGGCATCGAAACCCTGCTCGCGTAGGTATTGCACAAGCGCGGATTCCACGTCGAACCTCATGTCACACCCCCAAAGCCTTCTTCAGCGTGTTGTGCTTGGCGTTCTCGGCAGCCGCTGGCTGCTCACCGCGCGTGTTCTGGAAGACGCGGGTTGATACCGTTCCGATGCCGTCGTGGACCACGGAGCCATACGGGTCGGCGCTCAGGCCCCAGCCGCGCTCGCGCGCGGCCGCGTTGGCCTTGTCTGCTACCTTCTCGGCTTCCTTGCCCACGAAGTCTGACACGTCATCGGAGCGCATGAACGCCTGTACCCCTTTGTAGTCGATGTGCACCTCTGCCATCAGCCACGCACCTCGATTGCCTGGACCTTGCGGTTCCACGCTCCGGGCGTGCTGGCCGTCATGTACGGCATGGGGTCACCCACGACGGAGAACTCGCGCATGCACATGGGAATCCTGATGCGGCATCCGCGCAGGGAGCACGTGTAGGTCTTGGGGAAGTGGAACGTCACGACAGCCGACGTGCCGTCTGGCCTCATGGAATCGACCACGTCACTGGTCGTGGACGGCTCGAAAAGGACATTTCCCACGTACTCAGGAGCCCAATCGGAGACGGTGTTCCCTAGGGTGTCTTCGGAGCTGGCCACGGGCCTCAGTACGCATACGGTCTCGCCGCTAAACATGAGATTCCTCCACGTCATGCCCGCCGAGCCGCGCCCAGCCGATGCCGCTTGACGCGATGCCAAGGAGGCGCTTCTCGGAGTCAAGGAGCTTGGGAGTCCCGTAGACGCCCCCGAAGGTCACCTGGCGGTTGTAGGAGCCAGCCGTCTGCGAGACCTGGGAAGCGCCTACGGGAATCCACGAGCTTTCGGCTGATGGCATGATGCGGTTGGTCATGGAGCGGCACACGCGCATGAGACGGTCGGCGTACTCGTCGGACGGCTCCGTGTAGTCAATGCCGCGAGCGTCAAGCTCGGCAGCGATCACAGCGGATGCGTCCCCCAGGCACTCGGAAAGCACGTCGATGTTGTCCACGTCTCCGTAGCGCTGCATGTACTCTTCAGGCTTGCAGAACGCATCCACGGCAATCACTGCTCCTTGTTGTTCGGTTTAGTCTTGTGCAGCACGCGCCTAGGCTTGGGCTGCTGCTCTTCGAGCATTTTGTATCCACGCTCAATCAGCCGATCAGCCACGTCTCCCGTGGCCTCCACGACTGTGCCTGAGCAAGGAGCAACAAGCTTCATGGTGACCACTACTCCGTTGCGTTGGTCAGCGCGACGAACGCAGCGGGATCCTTCACGATGAAACCGAACTCAGCCTCAACGCGCAGGGCAAACATATTGCGCTGCCAGAGGTTGATCTGATTAGTACCGTCGTTGATGGTCGCTTCCTCGGAGATGGCAACGTTGATGCCGTCAACGATGCCGTAGCGCGCCTGCTCCCAGTCACCAGCGAAGCCGACGATGGCAGGAGTGCCAGCCTTGTAGACGGCCTTGGTCTCAGCGACAGGAGCGCCCAGGATGCGGCCAATCACAGCCGTGTCATTGACGTTGGGGACGAACAGCGGGCGCTCGTTGCCATCGACAGCCGACAGCAGCATGGCCTTGCCCTGCGGGGACAGCGCCCAGCCAGTAAGGGATGCGTCAGCCGTGGCAAGGGTCTCGTAGACGCCCACGAGCTTAGAGTAGGCGCCCGTTCCGCCGATGCCGACGCCGGTGGAGTTGGTGAGCACGTCGAAGTTGGAGCCGGGCGCGGTTCCGTGGAAGACGGTCTCGTCAAACTTCTTGCCCAGGGACAGAGGAAGGCGGCGCTCCAGCTCGGCATACAGAGCCGGAAGATCACGACGGAACTCGTTGGAGAACAGTTCGATGACCGCCATCTTGTAGGGCGTCATCTGCTTGACGCCGAAAGTGGACTTGCTCACAGGCTTCTCTGCGGTCTCAGCCACCCAGTCAGCGGTGGCGTCGCCAGTGATGACGGGAATGGTGACGCCAGAGCCGGGCAGGTTGACGCGCTGGGCAAGCTGCATGACGGCAGAGCTCTCGATTGCCTTGGCCCAAATGTCGGTGGACAGCTGGGAAGGGAGCTGGATGTTGGTGGTACCGCGGTTCGTGTCAACAGGATTGGTTGCGTAAGCCATTGTGGCTCCTTTCTACTTCTTCAGCTTCGCGTTGAAGAAGTCGGCGAACACTTCGCCGTTGTCCTTCTTGGCGGCAGCTCGTGCGCCGCCATCGTCGATTCGGGTTGGGAACGTCGGCAAAAGCTCGGCGATGCGTTTGGCCTGCTCGGCCAGCTCTTTGCCGTCCTTGCCCGCGAGCATCGCCACGACCTCGGCGGGGATGCCGGAGTCTTGCGCAGCCTTCGAGACGGCCTGCGCGCGCTCGCGCTCCGCCTTCATGGCCTGCAGCTCGGCCTCCGCCTTCTCGGCCCTCGTCAGGGCTTCTGTGGCCTCGTCTCCCTTGACGTACCCCTCGTACTTCGAGCGCTCACGCTTAAGGCGGTCGGCAACGATCTTGTTAACCTCGTCCTTGGTGTAAGTGCGCTCCCCAGACTGTGCAGCTGCAACAGTCTGGTCGGTGGTGCCCTCAGTCTCCTGAGTGGTGTCTTCGGCCATGTCTGGCCCTCCTATCCCCTGCCCTAGCAGGTGTCGGTGCGGCGATTGACCGCTCGCCGCCTTGCGTGGGTGCCATGGTTTCGGGCCCATGGCTGGCCGATATGAAAAAGCCGCCCCTACTCGGGACGGCTCGTTTCATCCTTTCGTTGCGCGTACAGCTCGCGCCTGCGGGCGTTGCGCGCCTCGGCTATCTCTGGGTGATCGTCTGGGTTGTTGTACACGTCGAGGTAGTAGTCGGGGTCGTAGCCCTCGACCTCAGGGCTCTTGTCCCAGCTCGGAATCACGCGGCAGTCGCATCGCGCGTGACTGTGGCTCGCAATGTCCTCGGTGTAGTACACGAACCCGCGGCTCGCGAGCATGATGCAGAACTCGCACGTCTCGGCTCCCGTGGGGAC